CTTGCATAGCCATTGCTTCAGGTTGTTGCTCCATTGCCGCTTGATAGACAATCATTAACTGCTCTTCATCTAATTCTTCTAATCGTAATTGGAAAATTTCCATTGCTAAAGCTTCGAGCTGTTCTCTTGTTGGCTCTCCTTGAACCTCTTCGACATTTTCTTCCATCATTCCTGTGGGTGTTTCTTCAACCATGGATGCATCTTCTACGAGTTCGCCACCTTGGTATCCCATTCTTCCCCCATACGCTGCCATTTGTGGCTGAGCCATTTGAGGTTGTCCCTGAGCCATGGGTCCTTGAGCCTGAGCCTGTTGTAAAACTGCCATTTTAAATTGTTGATAGGACATTGTGCCCCCTTGGTTACGATACTTTTGATATTCCATTTTTAACATTTGTTCTGCTTGAGCTTCTGCTACTCCGCCACCGTTAGCTAAATTTGCTATACCACCCTGGGCTGCATAAAATCCTGGTTGAGTATATTCAGGTCTCGGTAAAAAAGCTAAACTTGGGTCTTGTAATCTTGCCATGTTTCTAATGTTAGTAATACTTGAAGGAGTTACTGACCAGTCATCTTCTTCCTCTTCATCATCTACTTTGCCTGCCATAAAAGGTAGAGCCATTCCGGCTGCACCTAAACCTAATAGTGCTGATTTGCCATAGCCAAATTTGCCAAGTGCGTCTTTTGCTCTAGAGAACATACTACCAGCTTTAGCGGTACCATGTAGAGATTGTCCTAGGGACATCTTACCTGCTCCTAATATTCCTCGGTTACGTAACATTCCAAGGCCTCTTCCCCATAGGCTTGTACCCGAAGCTCCAAAAGGAATCGCACCTAGGCCACCAATGATAGCCATTTTTCCTAAAGGACTTTTAACTACTTTCTTTACTGCTTTTTTAATTTTTTTAAAGATACCGTATTGTTTAACACCGGGTTCAACCAGACCTCCTGGTTTACCTACGATTTTTTCATCGGGTGCCAGGGATCCTATACCATGCTGTCTGTGTGGTTTTGTCATAATTTAGCCTAAATTTTGAACCTACTTGGTTTTACCGAACAAATCAAGCTTCGGCATCAGGACATGGACATCTCTTCGGATGTCTTTTTCGTCAATTCCCTTAGCTTTCCACTCTTCTTCGGTCTTATATTTCTCCCCTGTTTTCAAATTACTGATCGTTGTTGTCACTTTTGCCGGTTTAAGTTCCATTATATCGTAACCTCCTTTTTAATGTTTAAATAACTAATGGTAATGTCTACGCCATCGGTCACCGTTCCGACTGTGGTATAGGATAAAACTGTATCGCCTTCCACCACCATCGGATTGCTTAAAATCTCTACGCTGGTAGCAGCTGTTAAAGTTTGGGTATTAATCACCTGAAAACCATTGTTCGTAATGGTAATCGTGGGGGTATTTGATCCTGATTTATTCGTCACATGTAATGATTTAACAATATAGGTTTCACTAATTAAAGGAAGTTGTGCTGATGTAACTGGATCAGTCCCAAAGAATTTAATAGGTCCTTCAGCAGATGTGCTGGTGACTCCATACATTTTATATTCATTAATTACAGCCATTATTCAATAAAGAACGCTTGAGCGTCTACCTCTTGTTTAAGTTCTTCTTGAAAAGTAGTGTTTAGTTTATTGATAACAGCGTCTAGATCTCGAATTAAAGATTGAAGAGTCCGTTGATCGTATTCTGCACTTGCACGGGTTAAAGCTTGTGTAATTTTTGCCATTAAACCAGACTCGCTATGCCTTGATCTTGTTCAGGTCCCTGACTCATTAATTCAAATTCTTCCATTGCTTTTATTTCTGCGTCTTGAGGAGAGAACCCTAATTCTAAGTATTTTTCAAATAAGTTTTCTAAAATCCGTGTGTTGTTATCGTCTGAAGCCATCAGATTTTCATTGACATCAAAACCTGGGCCTTCAACATTAACATCTTCTACAAATTCTCCATTTTGATAACCAATTCTTCCGCCGTCTTTATACTTATGAAGCTTGAGAATATCTCTAAGTACCGCGAGTCCACCATAGCCACCGGGATTAGAACCCGCATGTGGATAACCTAGTTCTTTTAATTTAAATAATTGATATGCGGATAGACCATCTTTAAATCCAATCCTTCCGCCTTGAGCTCTCCAATCCTTACTTGCTCCTGGTTGTCCTGGTGCTGCTCCTTTTTTAGATTCGGGACTACCAATTCCTCCTGTGCCCTCATGATCACGTCCTGAAGGACTTTTCCAAGTAGAATAATCTTTTATAGTTTGTTCACGCTCTATTTTTTGTTGTGCAACTTTTTCTGCTTTTTTAGCCTCTCTCTTTGCTTTCCACTTCATAATTCCTTTTCTTAAAAGATTTGTAGGGGTAGGAAGGTTAGAGAGATCATCTTTTAATTTAGCCAATGATCCTGCCCATGTAGAACCTACTCCAGCTGCATCGGCTTCATAATCAGTTATATTGGTTGAACCTAAATTTTGATTAGGATCGTACCCAAATACATTATCACCTCCGCCGCCACCATCTCCGCCACCTTGAGGAGGCCAGATATAAGGAATGGCTGCTTGCGTACGTGTAACTCCTCCGGTGCCTCCAATGGTACTAGCTAGTGCTGTGGAAGGAGTATAATTTAATCGATATCGTTCTTGAGGAATAAAATGTTCTCCTCCTTGATAGATTGCTTGGTCTGCTGGGTTATAAAAAGGTATGGCCATTATCTTCTCCCGTCTGGTTGTATGTCCAGTCTAAATGTTCCGAGCTTCCAGTCCTGAGAAACTGCTGTGTTTTCTATTTTAAGTGCAATAGCTCTTGCTCTTGCGCGAGTATCTATTTTAGTCGTACTTGAGCTAATTGTAAAGGGTCCTAGTGAAGAACCGGCAGCCGTATCATTAGGGTAGTCTCTCAACATTAAAGTGATTCGAGTGTCCCCGGTCTGAGTAAGAAAATCAGGGATGAATCTTCTAATCTTCATAATGTATTCTCCATCGCCCCGCATGTCAGGAGCTCCTAAAAGCTGTCCTTGTGCCGCTCTTTTTTGAGTAATATCAAAATCTCCTGAAGTAATTTCAGCTAGAATAGGAGTTACGGATCCTCCTGAATCCACTTGATCGGTCCCTGTTTCGTGTTGATAGTAGATTGTAATACCGTCGGTATTACCCACGACATCGTAGGAAACATCATCGGCATTATTATAATAACAGGCATGGGGTTTATCATAGATTGAAGAATCTTCCCATGCTGTTCTTGACAGGCTTCCAGTGTACCATATCGGTTTTTTAAGCATTACTGATTCTAAATAATTATAAGTAACCACCCGGTCCACGACGTTGGAGCCGCTACTGCAATAGAACCAGTTCACTTCTCCAAATAAGTTATTAAGCCCGCAGTTAATTAAATTTCTAGATGTACTATTTAAGTCATCAAAAACATAATCTTCCACAAGACAAGGCATCGACTGAAGTTGACCTGCGTATTGAAAGAATCCATTTTCTGACATCCAGAAAGCGGTACCATCTACTTCTATACATGCATTCTTTCCAATGAGTCCGCAGTTAGTACCGGCTGATTCAAATGAAAAGGTAAAAGGTTGACCTACAAAACGCATTAAGAAGAGTGCTGCATCGGTCCAGATATAAATAGCATCCCGGCCTCGAATAGCACCCATAATTTTAGAACCATTCGCGAGTCGTTGTGTGCCGGCTGTGTTGGTTGCCGTCGGTGTATAATCACTTGTACTTTCCTGATCCGACCACCTAATAAACATGTCGTCTTGAGTCGTAGAACCACCAATCGTTGTTTCCGTTCCCAAGAAAATTAAGTGACGATCAGTAGGTGAAACTAGCATATGTCGCGAGGCTGTAGGAGCGCCTGCAATCACAGTCGCTCGTGTATCCGTAGCATTAGAAAGAGTTGAATCCCATTCAAAACATTTACCATTATAAATAAGAGCAATGAGTGTCGTTCCGTAATTATCAAGCACCCACATACCGGGTTCTAGAGTAACTTCGTCCGAGGAAGAGTCGCCCCAGCCAACATAATCAGAAATATTAGTTATCGTAGCGCCTGCTGTATGCTCGGCTAAAGTTGTTCCATTAGCATTACGCGCTCCTCCACTTAACGTTCCTGTGCCGGTATCGTTAGCCGTAAAAGTAATATCCTCAGTCCCTATTCTAATGGTTCCTGAAGATGGAAAAGCTGCTGAACTGGTCAAGACTACAGTGGTGACTCCAGCATCGGCTGCAATCGTTGTTGCTAAAGTTGTTGTCGCTGGACCGGAAGCTGTTCCTGACCATTGTCCTGTACCAAAACCAAATCCGCCAAGTTCCTGAGCTGGTCCAACGGTATAATAAGTTTGAGCTCGCGCACTTCCGACATTAGAAGTACTGCCTGTTGTTTCGTTAGTGGTCATTGTAATCGTAATAGTCGTTGCTGTAGGAACGGACGTTGCCATAAATTTTTTATCTTCAAATTTTGAAACGGCAAAGCTAGAGCCTGTTAACGCCGTAACATTATCTAAATAAACAATATCATCTTCATCCATTCCATGAGGGGAAGGGAAAGTTAGGGTGACAGTCGGCTGTCCCATCGTGGTAGAAAAATCACAGCCGGTAATTGTATTGTTGATAGGATGAATGTCGTAGTATTGGCCAGCGGAATAGACGTATAAAATTCGGTTCGTACCAATCGCTGCATATTTAATGCCCGCGTTGTCATCAAAATGATGAAGTGCTCTTGCGGCTCCAGTTAAACTGTCCCCGCCTAATTGGTCCCAGCCACCTAGTTTTTCAGGTGTACCATATCTAAACCGGACATAATCTCCGCCGGTCCATTGAGCCTCAGCCCCTGTGGGAGTTACTTGTTTATTAAATCCGGGTAAAAAGTTTACTTTTTGCAGCATATTAATTCCTAGAATTACTTTATAATATACCCTGATGGGCCGGTCAATGTCTTTAGATCATCTATCTCTTCCTAATGAAGTCAAAAACTATTGAATAGCGGTAACAGTCGATCCCTGTAAAAATCTTGTTCGGCATTAAAGTAATGCCATGTGAGATAGAACCTTCAAACATTAATACAGAATTAGGGATGGCCGGCATAATGATTTGCTCCTTTTCTAAGGAAGTTCCATAGATCGAGTCCTTACATTGTAAATAAAAAACACAGGTTAATGGAGTGTGATGGGTGTGAAAAGCATAAGTATTATCTTCAGCGGATAAATTGACCCAACAAGTACTTAGGGTTAGGTTTTTATCTATATGGGTGTGAACAGTTTTAGTAATTTTATTCTTTAACTTATTAAAAGGTTTATTGTTTTTAAAAGTAAAATGTAAATTATTTTTAGTTTGATAAAGCGGCCAATTCCA